GTCGCGGTGATGCCTGCCTTCAGCGTGTCGTCCAGCGAGCGCATCATCTGGAACACGTCTTCGTACATGCCGGCGCGGATGCGTTTGCGCGTCTCCTCGATGTCGACGACCATGTGCTGAAGGTCGGGCTTCACCTCGTATAACGGCTTCAAGCCGAATGTCGTGGCCGCTCCGGTCTCGAGCCAGGTGATGTCGCCGGGGAGCTGGCTGACGGTTGTGCGCTTGAGTGCCACGTCGCCTATGAGCGGGGGCTCCATCTGCTTGTCGATCCCCTGCATTTTCCGCTTCTGCTGCACCATGAGCTGCTTGGCGTCCCCAAGGCAGTACATCGCAGGGGAATGTCCGTAGACCGAATCCGAGTTCGTGTCCCAGCGCGCGACCTTGACGGGCTTGTTGCGGTAGCCCTTCACCCCGAGCAACGTGTTGGGGTCACCTCCAAGCTCGTAGTAGATCGAGCGCGTACGCATGCCGCGTGTTCCGAGCGCGCCCGCTTCCCACTCATCGTTCGGCTCGATCACGTGGATGATGCGCACCCACGTGTCCCACTTGCGCGTCTTCCACAGCGCCTTGGTGCTGGGGTGGATGTTGTCCCAGCCTGGGTCATCGGGGTCTGCCGGGTCCTCGACGAACTTCTCGACAATCTGCCGCACCGTCCACATGAACTCGCGGTAGAACGTGTCGACGACTTCCTCATCATCCTGCGCGCACCAGTACTCCCCGATCGTGTAGGTGTGGAAGAGACACAGCGGCTGGTGATCGCGCTTCGGATTGAACGGGACCTCGTACTGACCGAGTGCGCCCGTACCAAAGGCGCCGATCTCCGAGTAAAAGGTCGGCATCTTGCGGTAGAAGTTCGACTTCTGAAGGACGCGGTGCGCGGCTTCGGTCGCCTTCTCGCACCACTCGGCTACGCCTTCCATTTCATAGACCCGGTCGTCTTCGGGGCGATACCGGAACCACGGGCGCGACGGACTCGTCATCCCGGCCATGAGGCCGGCCGACATCGTGCGCAACGCCAGCAGCGGGCAGTTGTCGACGATGTACTGCATTTTCTTGGTGCCGCGATTGGGGACACCGCCATCGTCGAGCCAGCGTGAGCGGTACGGCAGAAACAGGTTCTTGACGTCGAGCCAGTGCGAGCGCCAGGTCTCGCGGTCGAGATTCAGCATGTTGCGACGCACTTCGTAGCGCGTCTTCGGGGGCTGCTCGATGGGAGTTACCGCAGTGCTCGACTCCGGTAGCTCGATGACCTTGCCGCCCTTCCCGCGCTTGGCCTTCTTCCTGCGTCCGAGCTTGGCGCCGTAGCCGTCCTGTTGAAGTCGGCGGATGTTGCGAGAGCCCTTGCTACCGTCGCGCACGGGAGGGGCTGAGTCGATCAGTTCTCCCTGACTCGGTGCATTCAGAGGGTTGAGGTCTTCTCCTGAGCCGCCCATGTCAGCCGCCGAGGACGCTTCGCTGGCTGAGAGTGGAAGGGTTCAGGATCGCGCCAGCCTGTCCTCCTGACGTGCCCACAGTGGACTGCAATCCCCCTGCGGCCTCCCGCCGTGCGAGCTGTTGCTGTTCGGCGTTCTGCACCGTGATGTCGGTCTGCATCTGATTCACTGGCACCGGCGGGACGTTGATGCGTCCGGGACCAGCGGCGAGTGTGGCGAGCGAGGAGGCCCCGGAAGCCACGGCCGCCGCTTCCGATATCGTGGTGGCGATGCCTGAGGACGCAGCCGCAGTCGTCCCGGCAGTCGCCGCTGCCGTGCTCGCAACCGTGGGTGCGACAGCAGCCGTGCTGGCAGCCGCAGCCGATGTTGCAGCGGTCGCAGCCGCAGTCCCAGCGGCATCAGTCCCGGCCGCAGTCGCGGCGGTTCCTGCGGCAGTAGCGCCTGCATCGGCCGTGAAGAAGCTGCTGATGAGGCTGCCGATCCCTGCTACGGCGCACATCAGAGGATCTTTTCAACGACGAGTTCGTCATTGCGGTAGCCGACAGAGCCAAGCAGCTGGTGCAGGTAGCTCCCGATGTCGACCGTGAACCCGACGCGCTTCACCCCACGCTCCCTCAACATCGCTTCGGCCTTGCGGTAGAGGGCCAGTCCGTGCCCCCGGTGCTCTGGTAGAACGTAGAAGGCGTCCCCGTGAGCCACGAGGAGTGACTTGTGATGGGGACTCTGGAGCACGAAGAAGACGACATACCCGATGAGTGTGCCCGCATCGCGCGCCGAGAGGAACAGGCACGCCCCCGCCTCATCCAGCCGCCGGTAGCGCTCAAAGTCGGGGTCCGCATCAACGCCTTCCTCGTAGCTCGGCGATTCGCGCCAGTTGCGCCGCACCAGGGGAAGCAGTTCTAACCCGAGCTCGAGGCTATAGTGCTCCTGCGCGAAGGCGATCACTTACTCGCGGATACGACGGCCCGCGTGACCCTGAACGTCCTTCTGCGTGCCAGCCTCCGGCCTTGCCAGCGTGTCGTCGCGCGTCAGCTCGGTTTCACTCTCACCCGGATGGCTCACGCTATCCAGGCCGCGGCTCATCACGCCATTGCATGCGAGCAAGCTGTCCTGCGCATTCTCATCCCCACCGACACCGTGACCCAGGTGCGCGCGATCTTCCTCGCGGATCGTGGTGGTTTCGAACCACGGCGCATCGCGCGGGACTGGTGAATCGAGCGCCGGAGCATGCGGGGGCTGGTAGCCGCGCTCGTAGCTATTCGCGCCGTCGAGCACGACTCCGTGCCCGTTGGAGCGCGGATCGTTCTGGTTGCCGTGATCGGACGATTCGGCGTTGGTAGAGCGCAGTACTTCGCGGCGCGCATCGGCCGGATTGCCGTTCTCGGAGCTGTAGGGCGTCGCTTGAACGCGCCGCTCCGTGTTGATGCCCTGCTCGCGGAACTGCTCGTGGACAGTGCTGCCGCGGTTCTCACTCGGCGAGCCGTTGCCGCGCGAGTCCTCCAAGCCGTGAACGGTCTTGTGGGTATAGGGCGTGCCCCTGACGGTCGTCTGCTTCATGGATGTGCTCCGCGGTGAACGCCACGCACATGCTGGCGGGCGGTGTGTTTGGCTTCCGATGAGGTCTCGCGCTTGGACTTGCTGCCCTCGCCGTACATGCGTGAGGCGTGCTCGCCATCGTCCTTCTTTGGTTTGGCGGACTTCTTCAGCTTCTTGAAGTGGCGCTTCGCCATGCGCGCGAAGTTCGCTTCCTTGCGGGTCGTCGCGTCCTTGGAATGCAAACCCTCCTCGACGCTGATGCCCTTGGCCGTGAACTTGCCACGGTGGCTCGGCTTGATGTGGATACCGTGAAGTGCCATTCATTCCCTCGTGAGCGGATCGTACTCGGTGCGACTCTTGCTGACGCTGATCGCAATGTCAAACGGGAATAGCGCCTCAGAGGTCGAGCGTGTCGTCGCCACAGGATAGGCGTGAGTACAGGCGGCACCCATCAGGAGGTCCGGCGACCGCCCCAACCTCGCCTTGATGAGCGCGGTTGGCTCAATGACGATCTTGTCGCCCTTATACCCGAAGGTTGGCGTGGAAAACTCCGCCACCAGGTCGCCGAGGTCAAATAGCCGGCCCCCCATGTCGAGATACTGGGTGGGGAGTGAGGCGCCTTCCTTCACATGTCCGGCGAGTTTCCAGATGATTTCGTCACGCTTGCGGTAGCACCTCGGGTCATCCGATTCGCCAGCGAACTGCACGGCCATGACATTGCGGTAGCCTTGGTCCTTCATGATGGCGATGGGGCCGGAGCCGTACCCTCCGGTCGCGTCCACCTGGATCGAGTCGGCGTTCCAATGGTTCGCCTTCGCCATCCCGACGCCAGCCACTTGGACCGAGTCCATTTTGCGCAGGATGATCGGTGGCAGATAGGCGTAGCCCTGCCGGGGGAACCACACCGTGCGGTCGTCGCCCTGATCCGCGACGTCACAACCCAAGATGCGCGGCGCCCAGTCGTAGGCCTTCATGTGCAGATGGCGCCCCAGGCACGCCTCCACTAGTTCGACCGACATGAGCTGGTTCACGCCCTGATCAGGAAACTGGCCCAAGTAGTTGATCTTGACGAACGGATTGTCGCGCGTGTGCTCCGCGATCTCAGCTCGCACGAAGTCTGCCGAGATCCTCGGCGTGCGGTTCGGGTCGTCGGGGTCCGCCGTGACGTGGTAGGTCTTCCACTGCGAGCGATGCTTGACCGCGGCGTAGTAGAGGCATCCCTCAACGCTCGTGGTGTTGCCGGCCAAGATGACGTGCGCCTCGCGCCCTTGGACACTGAGAGTGCCCAGAGCCGCCTCCGCAGTTCTCAGCACGCCGATAGGTATGTCGCCTGACTCGTCCAGCACGAACATGACGTGATCGGCCCACAGGCCAGCCAAGGCGGTGCCGAGCTGAGTTTCGTTCGCACTCTGCGGCCACGACTTCGCAGACATGAACCAGTTGGCAGCGAGTTCGGGCGAACCCTTGTACTCGATGTGCTCGCTCTTCCACTCGAACTGGTCACGCAGGATCTGGCTGGCCGAGCGCCACTTAGCCATCTCAGCCCATAGATTGTCCTTGAGATTCGTGGCCGTGATCGAGACGGCCCCGATCTTGGTGCTCGGTCCCCTGGTGAGGAGGAAGTTCCAGCAGAGCCACGCCAGCACCGTGGTTTTGCCAGGTCCCTTGCAGCACATCATGGCCTGACGTGGGTGGTGCGGAAATTCCTCGAGCACCTTCTCCTGCCACGCATCAGGTTCCACGTGAAACAGATCGCGGACCATCTGCGCTGGATGGTCCTGCCAGTAAATAAGCGCCTCAACCGCCTTGGCTTCGGCGCTCACGGGCTTGGGTCAATAGATCTGTCAGCGACGTGGTTGCATCTAGTTTGATATCCCTCGGCAACCTCTTGCCTAGCAATCCACAGAACGCCTTGGGGTCATCCTCAGCGACCTTTGCAAGATAGTCGGCACCACCCACCATCTCAAACGCCTTGTCGATCGCCTCGCTGAGGGTGCGGGTGATTTTGTTCGGGGTGCCCTTCTTGCGGCCCCCACGACGCTCGCCTGGATGGGAACCGCGTGGCATGGCTAAGTATTGCTATCAGGCACCAATTTAGCAATCAGTGCGGCGCCGAGCCGTTGATGATGCCATTCACGGCCGCGCCTACCTTGTCCTGCTTCTCTTGGCGCCGAAGCTCGTACATGCGCACGTTCCGGTCCTCAGTGTCGCAGAAGAGCGTGAGTCCGTCCTTGGCGATCTCGGCGTACTCCTGCTTCGTGATGACGAGGCGGGTGCCTTTGCCGATGCGCTTGATGCACACAGAAACCAGCGCCTTGATCTCGGCCGTGATGGTGTCGAAGGCGCCCTTCCAGTGCGCGGCCTCCATCTTGGCATCCGCGAGCTCGACAGTGAGCTCCGCGAGCAATCCCCCAACCTGCGTCCCGAGCTCGCCCAAGTCCTGAATGGTCTTCGAGCGCATGAAGGCGATGGTCTTCTGCTGGGCTGAGGAGAGTTTTTCAGCCATGCCCAGCCTCCACCACGTCGATCTTCTGCCCTTGGCTGTGAACCTGGTCGCACAGATCCCGCACCCCGGCGTCCAAGAAGTCCTGTCGCTCACGCTCGGTGATCAGCCCCTTGGCGACGAGCGCGTGCATAACCCCCCGTGTGGCCGCCTCCGCGCCCAAGGCGACGGTGAGCAGCTCGAACAGTGGGTCGGAGCCGGGTAAGCCCTTGAACCGCTCCTTGAGGGTCATAGCGGCTGTGGCGAGCTGTAGCTGGCGGGCGCGCTTGCGGTCGTCGAAGTTCACTTCTTGCCCCCGTACATACGGCCGGCGACGGCGTTCGCTTCCCTGATGGCACGCCCCTCGTTGCCGGTCTTACCGAGCACCTGATTCGCCACCTTGCGCCAAACCTTACCTTTGCGCTTGGACTTGCCGGCGGCCTTGTTGTGCTTCTTCACGGAAGCTTGGTCATGCCACGGCAACTGCGTTTCTCCTCGCGAGCTTTCGTGCCTTCGAGCGCGCAGCGGCCAGTTTAGTACACACCACGCAGGCATTGCTCGTGCGATAGCGCGTCATTCCGTGACCGCGGCGACAGGGCTTACCTTGGTAGGTTAGGCCAGCTTCTGGCGGTGAGGGCTTGCCGCTCACGGGTCGACCACATTCACGGCACCAGGAGAGCAGTCCCAACGCTCGCCCACGCGCGCGAGTTCCTTGAACCCCGCGCGGATCATCCTGTCGGTGTCCCCCGCCTCGAACGCCTCGCGCTGTTCTTGGGTCCACCGCGGGAGCGTCGGAATGACGGCGCCGAGCTGCTCGAGCTCTAGTTCGATTAGCCGCAAGCGCTCACCCACCTCAGCACGGAGGTCACGCAACGCAGGCAGGAGTTCTGCATGAATTGTGTTGCTTACTGCGGTTAAGTCCGCAGTTTGTCGCTGCTGTCGGTATTCGATGCTCAGTGCCTTCTCGGCGACCTTGCTCAGCAGCGCGTAGTGGCGCCGAAGCTGGCGGGCGGTGACGGGAGGCTCTGGTTTCTTTGTCCGCGTCATAACGACTCCCCGTAGATGAGCTTAAAAACGTCCGCGAATGTCACTTCACCGCCTTGGCGCTTCCCACAATTCGCGGCAGCGAGCCCGGCCTCTGAAATCGCCTTACGCATGCTTGAGAGTCTCTGCAGGCGGTCCATTACGCCGGGGAACACATCGAGAGGGCCACCGCGTTTGTGAACCTTGGAAGCCAGCCAAATCTCTTGACTGAGCCGGTCCTGGGCGTGCTTCGCCAGTACTTCCCGCAGCCGCTCCTGACTCACGAGCTTGCGCTGCGGAACCTGGTACTCGATCTGTCTGCCCAAAGATCAACCCCTTTCCCCGTGGTATCCGAGTACTCCGGTCCCCTGCTCTGTTCGAGCCCGCGCTACACGCGGTTCCACTACGACCGGGATGCAATTGGGTCAGCAGCGCCCGGAATAACGGTTTTTGAGCGACTGGACCCGTTTCGGACCGACATACTGCGCGGCTCTGGCGAGCGAGAAGTTGCCGGGGATGGATTTGGGATGTACGATGCGCGTGCATCGCTGGTCCCGGTGTCTGTTCCACCAACCAGACCTCAGGCGGTCTCACTAGCCGGCCTGAGGCGCAACGGCCCTTCACCGGGCCGTTTGTGTTTCTACGCCTGTCACATAGTCCGCGCAATCCTGCGAAAAACGACAACTTGTCTGATTGCGACAGCATAATTAGAATGCGTCCACAAATCCGGCACACCCCTGTGCGTCACTGCCGGTCAATTCGAGGCGGAGGGGCCGGCTAGCGCTCCGAGCATCCCTCCGCCTCGGCTCACAGATTCGCTTCTTCAAGCGCACGCACTCGCGGCGGGGCGTAACGCCCCCCCTTTCGCACCATCGGGCTCGATGCGGGAAGTGCGCGGCCATACAAAAACAGGTGCGACGCGAACGGTCCTTTCGCTTCAGCCGGTAGTAATCGACGCGCAGTGGCCAGCCGCAATGTCGGCACGTCGGGTCCTTGCGGTAGGCGAGAGGCATGCGCGCTTTGGACTGGCGCGTGCGGCACCGATGGCAACGGTATGGGATCATTCAAAGGGATCGCCCGGCTGCCTCTAGATAGCAGCGACAGACAGCACCTCTTTTGGTCTCACCGCAGAAGGGCCTGTCACGGACGGGCGAATTCATAAATCCTGCACCAACTTCTCTAGACTGATTCCGGTCTTCTGCGAAATCAGCTTCAGATTTTCCGCGCTCGGCGAGCGGCGCTTGCGCAGCCAGTGATTGAGCTGCCCCTGGTTAACGCCGAGGCGCTGCGCTAGCTTTGCCTGAGAGATCCCGGCGACTCGCATGTATTCGGTGAGAGCCTGCATGCTGTCTATATACGCGCTCCGCACACAAAGTGCAAATAATTGTTGACGGCTTCGTATAGACGTGCATAATGGCGCCATGAAATCAGGAGCCACCAATGCTCAACTCCCTCTCGGCTTGGATTGCCCGCTGGCGCAAGCGTCGGCATGCTCGGTGGCTCAGAAAGCATCGCGTCGTATTTCTCTCCCGGCAGGATGGCGCCGTGTGCCCGGACTATCGGGACTGGTCCGCGACCTTCATGAAGAGTCTGAAGCCGTAGAGACGTACTTCTCCGACGACGAGCTGCGCGAGCCGCGGTTCATCCCTGACCCGATTACACCGTATTGGAGAGCGTGAATGAACATCGACGTAGAACTCGCCCGCAAGGTTCTCGCTGTCGTGGATGCCGGTCTCGTGAAGGGAATGGGCGAGCCTGAGCCCGGCAAGATGTGCGTAGAGGCCGCGGTCAACTACGCAATGGGCGCGCCCCACGGGGATCAGCCAGCGTGTGTGGCGGACTCGCTCCGTTGGCTCAAGATCCGGTTGAACGACTCTGCCTGGTCCTCCAATAAGGCCAGAACGAAGGGGCTGCGCCGGCTTGCCATCGCTCAGCTCGGGAGCGCGGGCGTGCTCGATGAGAAGGACTTCGCACGCCGCGTCTCTCGGCTCG